ATGATTTAATTTGTAATATAGTTACAGACCCAGTTATTACAAGAAATAAATTAGTTAATATAGATGTTTGGCATTCGATTGATGGCAACCTATATGATGATGGATATAGAGATTACGGAAATCGGTATTTGGATTTTCGTAGCACAAAACAAAATGTAGTTTATGTTGAAGTAAATAATTATAGGCGTTTGAAATGTTAAAAGGTGTAATAAAATTGATTTAAAATAAATAATATTAGTTTTATATAAAATAACTAATATGGCTTCAATAAATGAATCAATTTATACTCTTACTGGTCTCAAACGAGTATACATAAATTATGTTATGGATTTGTTATTATTTAAGAGTGATAATTATGAATTAATTGATTATGCCAAACAGTTTATTATTTTATTAAAATATATTATAAACATAAATAATAACCAAATCGTTTCTGAATTAGAACCTAATTTGGATTCAGTATTAGTGGCATATATATTTGATTTGTCTGAATTATTAAATCATTCTTTAAATATTAATAATGTCAACTGTTTGCAAAGATATAAAAATCTCGTAATAGCAAATAAAAATGTAACCGAAATTGTTAACAATTATAATCAATATGGTGATTACATTTGTCAAGATATTGAAATTCTAAAAAAAATGTTGTTACAATTATAGATTTTTATACCTTTTCATATTTACAGACCTATTTTTTTATAAACATATAATAAATGCATTTAACAAAATTACCAATAAAATATTTACCAAAAAATTTATCAAAAAAAGATAAAAAGAAACAAATTAGAATGTTAATAAAATCAAAAAAACTATATAAAAAAAATAAATATTATACCCGTAAAAAAATATCATCTTATAAAAATAAACATTCAAACCATATATTAAATGCTCGAAAAATATATAAAATAAAAAACATAACACCAAATAAAGAATTAGCAGTAAAAACTGGTTGTAAAATGTCAGCATTAAAACAAATTGTAAAAAAGGGTGAAGGAGCATATTATTCATCAGGGTCAAGACCAAATCAAACGCCACAATCATGGGGATTAGCACGATTGGCAAGTTCATTAACTTCAGGAAAATCAGCGGCTGTTGATTACGATATAATAAAAAAAGGTTGTAATCACAAAAAAAAAACTTTTATTCTAGCAAACAAATCAAAAAAAAAGTATAAATATGGACACTCAAAAACAAAAAAAATAGGTATAAAATAAAAATTATAATTATATTATTTTCATTTTCTAAATAGTAGGTATAAATTCCCAATTTAATTCTTCACAAATTTTACGCCATATAGAATCTTGTTCTATTCTTTTTTCTCGATCCTTAAGCATTGGGAAATGTTCTAAATAATGTTCTTCTCCCAAAAGCTCACAAAGCTTATATGCTGTATAATAATAATTTAAAAAATTAACTCTATCATCCGGGCAATATTTTGAATATGGTGATTGCAGTTCAATAAATAAATTACATAATGTATCTTCTAACTCAGGAGACATAATAGGCGGCTTAATTCCTAATTTATCTTTAATAAATGGAATATGTTCATAATATTTATTATATCCTAATTTTTTTAGAATTTCCTTGGTTTTATTATTTGTAATTTGGAATAATTCTATTCTCTCTTTTTTAATTTGTAATTTAATATTTTCGATGATATCTAGAGGTATTTGTGTAGTTTCTTTGCCTTGAAATTGTGCCAAGATTTCTTTAAAATGATTGATTCTTTTATAAGCATAAAAACAAACTTCTTTGGGTGGTTCTTTATAAGACGGTTTCTCATTTTCAATTAAATAAGGTATACTTCTAAAACACATGTTGCATATTAATATACCTTCATCTTCAAGTGGGATTAATTCACCCTTATGACATATTTGACAGACATCAGTTTGACAAATAAATGAATTTACATCAATAAACGAGTCATCAATATTGCTTAAATATTTTTGCACAATATTGTGATTTTTATTTTGATTTATTTTATTTGTTGTATCTTCTTGTTTTATTTTAAAAAATGAATTAACTAGTTTATTTTTATTAGAAATAGTATTATTTGAACCAGCTGAAATATTTTTTTTGTTTTCAAAATAATCAAAAATAAATTTAGAATTATCTAAAAAATATTCTTTTTTTTTAATTTTAATTTCTTTGATATTTTGTGTAATTTCATTTATTTTATCTTGGTAATCTAATTGTTGTTCAATTGTTAGTTCATTTTTATTAAATTCTAATTTTTCTTTTAATTCTTGTCTTTCAATTTTTAATTCTGGTATTCTATCATTTTCATCTTTAGAAAATTCGTTTAAAAATTCTTTATGTTTATTATCGAGTGTAATAGAACTTTTTTTATTAAATTTAATTTTTTTATTTGTTTTTGGTTTAAATGATGGCATATTTCTTTAATATGTAAATAATTTATTGTTTAATTAATAATAAATACAAAATATATTATTATTAATTTCTATATTTTCTAGTTCTCTTATTTATTCTAGATTTTCTAGTTTTCCTATTTATTCTAGATTTTCTAGTTTTCCTATTTATTCTAGATTTTCTATTAATACTTCCTCCACTTTCTGCAAAATTTGTATCTAATAATTTATTTGCACTGCCTAAAAATCTTTGGATATTTTCTTCACTATTTAATAATAATTGTTTTTCAGGTCCAGATATTTTAAGATTTTTTGGATTACTTACATTAATAGCAGTATCATCCTGAAAGTCATATCCTAAAGAATTATAAATATTTTTAAGAGCTAATTTAGTGCTTCTATCACTATCATCATCAAGAGTGCTATATTTAAATTTAGGATTTTGTTGTTTTAAATAACATAAAGCGTAGATTAATAACAAAATTCCTAAATATTGACCTCGATAAGCTGAGTCAGTGCCTAACCAACCTATATTAATTACATCCTCATCTTCTAATGTTTTTTTGGTTTGTCTTGTTTTTCCAATTACTACATTTCCTGTTGATAAGTGTGTTGTTATATGAGAAATATTTTTTCCTTGAGAACTAATAATAGCAAATATAATTGTATTTGGCGGTATTTCAACTCCTGGTGGTTTGTAACCAACAACAAGTTCAAAACCTTTTCCTTGAATTATACGCTGAATTCTATCTAAAATAGGTTGAAAACTATTCATATATATATATATATATAATTTATTATATATAAATTAAATTGAAATAAGATAAAGATATAAATATATATTATTTTAAAGATGAATACATTATTAGATACAATGTTTATTAAGAGATTTTGTTTACCAAGTAATGCAAATGTTGAAAAATATGAGAATGGTCAATCAAACGTAATATCGTGTCTTTGCGGACACTATAATCATATCGCGTGTGCTTTTCAGGGGAAAGACCGCTACTATGAAAAAGGCTAGGGTTTTAAGTTTTGGTACTAATATGATGGGAGATAGTGATGGGAATGAAGCAGGTATTCACGCGGAACATAACGTTTTAACAAAATTAAAACCATTAAAATTTAAAAAAAATTTAGAATCAATAAATTTACTAGTAATTCGACTTTCAAAAACAAATAAAATACAATCTAGTAAACCTTGTAATAATTGTATAAAAATAATGGACTTAATGCCAAAAAAAAAAGGATATAAAATAAAAAATATTTATTATTCTGACCACGAAGGAAATATAGTTAAGACAACTTTAAATAATTTAAAAAATGAGGAACAACATTATTCTAGATATTATAGGAAAACAAAATAATAAGATGATAAACAAGTTTAAAGTAAAAAATAATTTTATATTTTTTATTTAATGGACATTAAAATTAATTTAGATTCTTTAAAGGATTTAGAAAATAATAATTTTAAATTGGATTCTATCAAATTTCAAAAAATGTTATTATTATATAATACAATAGAGCAAGGGTGGTCTGTTAAAAAGCGCAATGATTCATATGTATTTACAAAAAACCATGAAAATAAAAAAGAAGTTTTAAATGATTCATATTTAATGAAATTTATGAAAACTAATTTAGATATGAATAAAATAATTTCATAATTATCTTCTTTTAGAGTGTTTTTTAGTTTTCCTTCTTTTTCTTTTCTCCATCAACAATTTCAAATTGCATCAGAATACATTTCTAAATTAATCATATTATTATTAGATGATCTTAAACTATTAAGATCATTTTTTTTCAATTAATGTATTATATAACTCTCTTAAGCTGTTTGTAATTCTAAATTTTCACGAGTAATTTTGCTTGATAATTTTTAAATTGTTTGGTATCTTCATTTAAACGAAAAAAAGACATACTATATATTATATTTAGAAATATGTTTAGAAATATGTTTATCTTAATTATAATAAATCAAAATAAACGTATTTTCTATTGTTGATAGTATTAAACTATTATCATTAAGGTTATATTAATAAAAACACATGTAGTTTTATTAATATTCAATTATTTATTTAAATTAATCGAATTAAATTGAATTAAATTAAATTCCAAATTTTTTTTTTCTTTAGCCATATTATAAAATGGGCGGTGGTCTAATGCAATTAGTTGCCTACGGGGCACAAGATGTTTACCTTACTGGTAATCCTCAAATCACTTTTTGGAAAGTTACGTATCGCAGATACACAAACTTTGCTATTGAATCTATTGAACAAACTTTTAACGGCCAAGCTGATTTCGGTCGTCGTGTGCAATGTGTCATCTCTAGAAATGGAGATTTGGCATACCGCACTTATCTCCAAGTTACTCTTCCCGAGATCAATCAACTTATGGGACTTGGAAACTACACTGCTGGGCAAAACACAGGTGTTTATGCTCGTTGGTTAGATTTCCCTGGTGAGCAACTTATCGCTCAAGTTGAGGTTGAGATTGGTGGTCAAAGAATTGACCGTCAATATGGTGACTGGATGCACATCTGGAACCAACTTACAATGACCTCTGAGCAACAACGTGG